AGATAAAGGTCTTAATGTTATGAGTGAGGCTGCTTATCTTGCTTTAGAAAATAGCATGGAAAGTTCTCTTGTAAATCGTGGATATGGAAATATTCTTAGTGCTAATCCAGAAACAAGACGGCAACAAAAGGCTGGTTGGATTGGTAATAACTGGAATGCTACAGATTTTGATGTTGCTCTTAAAACTATTGAAGAACGTGTAGATACACAAGATCCTGCAATCTTAGCAAAGATGCAACAATACTATCCGGGTTTGCAGAAAAAAGATTTAGTAACATATTTACTTGATCCAACAAATAAAGAAACAATGGCTAGTATTAATAAGAAAGTAACTGCTGGCGAAATTGGTGCAGCATTAAGTGGTCAAGGTTTAATGGAAGATGTTAACAGGGTTCAAGGATTAGTTAATGCTGGAGTAAGTGGCGCAACTGCACTTGCACAAGCAGGAAACATAAAGGCAGTACTTCCTTACTCACAAGACTTAACTAACGTTTATAAAGAAGCAGGTATTGTTTATAATCAAGATACTGCTGAGCAAGAATTTTTTAAAGGTAATATTGATGCTCAGAAAAAACGTAATCAATTAAAATCATTACAACGTGCTTCATTTCAAGCAGATCCGGGTATGGGTAAAGGCGCTTTATCTTCACCTATATCAATATAGAATCCTAATGGACCGACCAGCCCCATTAGCGTATAAGACTGGTAGTAAGAGCCAGACCAATTCCCCGATTGGAACCTGTGGCTTGCGAACTAACGAATAGAAAGGGTGGGTTGCTATGAGCAACAACTACTGGGATGATGACGAAGACGACCAAGATACCGACAATGAGGCGCAGATGGATGGAAGTGACTTATTAAAAAAGTTACGGAAAGCCAAGCGTTCTGATGAGAAGCGTATCAAGGAACTCACTGAGCAACTTGAGAATCTATCCAAGTCGCAGCGTGAGCGTGTAGTCAAAGAGGTCCTAGAAAAGAAGGGCGTCAATCCAAAAGCACAGCGTTTAATCCTTAAAGATCTAGAAGACATTAGTGAAGAGTCAGTTAATAACTGGCTTGAAGATAATGGCGATCTATTTGGATTAACATCGTCTGAGGCTTCAGAAGAGAAACAACTTAACATTGCAGCCTTACGGCAGCAAGATGCTGTTACTCAAATAGGTTCGACCCCTGAACGTGCCGATGATTTAGAATCAAAGATTTCTAATGCACAATCTGCAGATGAGATCCTTAATATTCTTAGGGCACAATAATACTTAATCCATAGTAATACCAATCACCTTGGAGGTGACGAACAATGGCTAATGCATTTACAAGCACAGGCTCCGCCACACTTGGCGGCACATCTGGCAGTGCAGGTCTTGTCCAGAAAGCGTATGATCGCTTATTGGAGTTTGCTCTCCGCTCTGAACCCCTAATTCGTTCAGTCGCAGATAAAACACCTGCCCGTCAATCAATCCCCGGTTCAACAGTTGTTCTACAACGCTATGTTGACTTGGCTGCAAACACTACCGCTCTCTCAGAAACAACTGATCCAGATGCAGTAGCACTATCTACACCAACTCCGATTTCTATCACTCTTGCTGAGTACGGAAACTCTGTATTGGTAACTCGCGCATTGGAACTCTTCAGCCTTGCTGATGTTGATCCAGCAGTCGCAAACATTATCGCTTTCAACCTAGCAGATTCTATTGATGCTGTAGCAATGGAAACATTGCGTGGCGGAACCTACAAACTATTTGGTGGTAACGCTACATCAACTGCAACAGTTGATGCTTCAGATACACTTGACTCAGCAGACATCCGTAAGGCTGTCGCTAAGTTACGTTCTGCTAAGGCTATTGGACGTAAAGGTTCACTATACTGGGCTGGAATCCACCCAGAAGTATCACACGACCTACGTGCTGAGTCCTCTTCAGGACAAGGCTGGTTGCTACCTAACCAATACGGTTCTTCACAGGATCGCATTTGGGCAGGAGAAATCGGTAACTACGAAGGTGCATACTATGTTGAATCAGCACGTATGTACAACTCAAAGTCAGGTGCCGATCAAACAGCACTAGCAACTGCTTCTGCAGTTAGCGGTGCTTCAGGTGCGTTTACAATCGTAGCAGCCAATGCTGCTTTCGGTGGACGTGCTGAAGTTGGAGATAAGATCTCCGGTACTAACGTAGGTTCTTCTGCAAAGATCACTGCTATCTCTGTTGGTGCAACTAACACTACATTTACTGTAGATGTTGCTAACTCAGGTACCGTTGGAACTAATACTCTAACTGTAACCCCAGTAACACGTGTATACAACACAATTGTATGCGGACAGCAAGCAATGGCGCAAGCCGTAGCCGAAGAGCCACACGTAGTTATCGGACCAGTAGTTGACAAGTTGATGCGTCACCGCCCAATGGGTTGGTATGGCGTTCTTGGCTTTGCTCGCTACCGTGAAGAAGCACTGTATCGAATCGAAACCGGTTCATCAATCGGCGCTCTTTAGTAGTAACGGGGGGTGGGGCTTAACGCCCTGCCCCCTCTTTAAATGGAGGACAACATGGCAACATATGTTTTTGAAACACCAATAGTTAGAGAAGGACCTTCGGGTGGACACCGTTTATTTGAATTTTATAAATTAAATGTTGGCATTAGTATTGTTAAAGATAATGGGACATACAGACAAGTTCGATATTTAACAGATGAAGATTTAAGAAGTTATCAAGAAGTTTACCTAGGTGGTAATAAACATGTAGTTGATGAGGCTACTAGAGCAGCATTGATTGCTGGCGATGTTGATGTTACTGCAGATAATTTTACAGAACAATGAGTTTACATCAGAAAGATCATCCAGTATTTATAGAAGGATGTTTCGGATGCAAGATTTCTACTTTGGCAATAGGCAAGGGAGATGCTAGTAGTGATGCCGCAATGCCAAAGCGTAAGTGGGAAGGCGAGTTACAAAGATATAGAGATGCACGCAAGCAAGGTATTCAGCCAGCAGGAACTACTATGAATAAAATAATTGCTGCAGAAAAAGCATCAGAGAATTTGGGTAGGGCTTACAATGCTGAGAAGGACCCAAATGCAAAACATATAAATAAAAAAACCGCAACCGTCATGAACCAACTAGGAGTATAACATGCCACAAGTAGGAAAAAAGAAGTTTCCATATACCGCTAAAGGTAAGGCTGCTGCCAAGAAGGCTGCTTACAAAGCAGGAGAAAAAATGGAATCAAAGTCAATGAAGGCTAAAGAAACCAAAATGGGTATGAGCATGAAGAAGATGGGCAAGAAGAAATAATGTCAGATCGCAAATCAGCAACTGATCGTTCTAAAATGAATCCTGTTTACAAACCTGTTGGCTATTTTGGCAACGTTGTAAAAGAAGGAAAAGAATTTGCCAGAGCGATAGTAAATACTCAAACTGCTGGCAACAAAGAAAAGTCACCAACAAAAGAAACAAAAATGCAGTCTAAAAGTTGGAAAGAATACGATAGTGCTTTTGGTCAACTTGGTGGAGCAATTCTACAAGGAAGACGTTACAAAGACTAATGACTCAAGCATGGACACGTAAAGAAGGTAAGAATCCTAAAGGTGGGTTAAACGCTAAGGGACGTGCATCTTATACTAAGGGCACTCTAAAGCCTCCAGTTAAATCTGGTGATAACCCACGCAGGGCTTCATTCTTAGCCCGTATGGGCGGAATGCCGGGTCCTGAGCGCAAACCTAACGGTGATCCAACACGATTGTTGTTATCACTACAAGCATGGGGTGCTAGTTCAAAAGCAGATGCTAAGAAGAAGGCTGCTGCTATATCAAAAAGGAATAAAGGTAAGTAATGCCAAAGCCAAAATCTAAAGTTAATGCTGCTGGTAATTATACCAAACCTACTATGCGTGCAACTTTATTTAAAAAGATCAAGGCTGGCTCTAAAGGTGGAGATCCCGGAGAGTGGTCTGCTCGTAAAGCACAACTACTTGCTGTTGAATATAAGAAAAAAGGTGGAGGTTACAAGTAATGGCACTTGCTAAACCTCAGAAATCTTTAAAGGATTGGACTGCACAGAAGTGGAAAACTTCTGATGGCAAACCATCTAAAGGCAAGAAAAGATATTTACCAGAAGCAGCATGGGCATCTTTAACTCCTGCTGAAAAGGCTGCAACCAATAAGGCTAAAGCAGCAGGAAATGCTAAAGGCAAACAGTTTGTTAAACAACCTAAAGCAGTAGCCAAAAAAACATCTAAGTATAGATAAGGTAACATTAAATGACAGCAACTTTATTAGATATGATCAATGAAGTATCTATGAATCTATCTGGCTATACACTTATACAAGATCGTGCTACTTACATTACAAGTGATGTTGCCAATACTGCTTCTACTATTGCAGCACCTATCGTATTGAGTCTTGCATCTAGCGATAACCTAGGTAAAGGTGTTGTTGAAATTAATGAAGAATTATTCTGGGTAGATAACTATGACCGACTTGGTAATACTGCAACTATCTCGCCTTATGGTAGAGGATATCTAGGTACTACCCGTGCTGCTCATACAGCCGGTGACAAAGTAACTATATCGCCAATCTTCCCACGCTTTGCTATCAAGCGAGCAATTAATGACACTATTAGCGCAATTGGTTCATCCATCTTTGCTGCTGACACAACTACAATTACATACAGCACAGCCGTTTCTGCTTACAGACTACCTGCTACTGGTGATAGTTTAGATATTCGTAATATTCTTTCTGTTGCTTATCAATCTATAGGTCCTAGTAAAGAATGGATTCCTATTAGAAACTGGCGTTTTGATGGTAACGCTAACTCTACTGCATTTACAAGTGAACAAACTATTTCCATCTATGATGGTATCACTTCGGGACGCACTATCCAAATTGTATATTCTACAGATCCAGTTCCGTTTAGTGCTAATACAGATGTTTTTACAACTAAAACAAAACTACCACTTTCTTGCAAAGACTTGGTTGTTCTTGGGGCTACCTATCGTTTGTTGTCTAATCTTGATCCTGCACGTGCATCAATGATTAGTCCACAAGCAGATGAAACAGATGCTAAACGTCCATACGGTTCATCACAATCAATTACTAGACAAGTTTACACCCTATTTGCTCAACGCTTAAATGAAGAAATAAAAAATCAACAAGATAGATATCCTATCCGTATCCACTACTCCGTTTGATAGGCAGATAAATGACAGTTAGAAAATATTCCTCCCGCGCACAGCAGACTACATTAGCCAGCAGCATGACTTCTAGTGATAGCACTATGACTGTAGTGTCAGGTTCCAATGTAATGGGTAATAAAACACCTTCAGGAACAGAAACATACACAGTTGTAATTGATCCAGATACAGCCCTTGAAGAAATTGTAGATGTAATTACTTACACATCTGGCAATGTTCTTACTATTACTAATGGTAGAGGTCGAGATGGTTCAACTGCTGTAGCCCACTCTGCCGGTGCAATTGTTCGACATATGGTTATTGGTCGTGATTTACAAGAGGCTAATGACCACGTTAACGGTACCCTTGCTCAACACGGAGCAACAACATCTGCAGAACTTCGTGGAGTTATATCAGATGAAACAGGAACTGGCTCTTTAGTATTTGCTACTAGCCCAACCTTAGTAACACCTATTCTTGGAACTCCTACATCTGGAACATTAACTAATACAACTGGATTACCTATTTCTACTGGTCTATCTGGTTTAGGTACAGGCGTAGCCACATTCCTTGCTACTCCATCTAGTGCTAACCTTGCTGCTGCTCTTACAGATGAAACTGGTTCAGGTGCTGTCGTACTTGGTACTAGCCCAACTATTGCATCTCCTACCATCACTGGCACTGGTGCTATTGCTGGTACATTTACTGGTAACATTACTGGTAACGTAACTGGCAATGTGACTGGTTCTTCTGGTTCTACTACTGGTAATGCTGCTACTGCAACTCTTGCTGCTGCCGCTACAGCCCTTGCTACAGGGCGTACAATAGCCCTTACAGGAGATGTGACAGGAACCTCTGGTTCATTTGACGGTACTGGCAATGCTAGTATTACTGCTGCTATTGCAGCCAACAGTATTGTTGATGCAGATATTAATGCCAGTGCTGCTATTGACTGGACTAAGATTGCTCCATCAGCAACAGTATCAACAACTGAACTTGGATACTTAGATGGTGTTACCTCTGCTATTCAAACTCAATTAGATGCTAAGTTGGCAACTGCTACAGCAGCAACTACCTATGCTCCACTAGCAAGTCCTGCACTAACTGGTGTGCCTACAGCACCTACTGCTGCAGCCGATACTAATACTACTCAGATTGCTACAACTGCTTATGTGCAGGGAGAGTTAACTCAGTTAATCAACAGTGCTCCCGGTACTCTTGACACCCTTAAAGAGTTGGCAGATGCATTAGGTAATGATACTGCCTTCTCAACAACAGTAACTAACTCTATTGCAACTAAGTTACCTCTGGCTGGTGGCACTATGTCTGGTGCTATTGCTATGGGTACTAACAAAATTACTGGTCTTGGCGACCCAACATCAGCACAAGATGCAGCAACTAAAAATTACATTGATACAGCAGTAATTGCACCGGGCAACTTAACTGGTCCTATTACATCTGTAGGTGCAGCAACCTCTGTTGCAGCCCAGACTGGCACTGGTTCTACCTTTGTGATGAACACATCACCTACCTTAGTAACTCCTGTACTTGGTGTAGCAACTGCTACATCTATAAATGGAACTACAATTCCATCATCTAAAACTTTGGTTGCTACAGATTCAACTGCCTTTGTAGTACCAAGCCAGACAAGCAACTCAGGCAAGTACCTAACCACAGATGGAACTACTTCATCTTGGGGTGTGGTAGATGCTCTACCTTCACAGACTGGCAACTCAGGCAAATATCTAACAACCAATGGTACAGCCGCTTCTTGGGCAGCCATAGTAACCGACCCGACACCATCCATCTTTATGCTAATGGGAGCGTAACATATGTCAAAGAAAATCCTCGGACAATCCAATCCGTCAGCCACTACAGTAACAACTCTTTACACAGTTGCTGCTTCTAAAGAGGCAGTCATCTCAACTATCTCTGTGGCTAACACAACAGCAACAGCAGCAACCTTTAGGTTGATTCTGCAACCATCTGCTGATGTAAGTGCAACTATCCTTACCAAGCAGTACCTAGCATACGATATTACTGTTGGTGCTTCTGATAGCACTGTCATTACCATAGGTCTTACTATGGCAACAGGAGATGTTATTAAAGTTTATGCTTCTACAGCAACCCTTGCTTTCCAAGCCTTCGGAGATGAGGCTACAGCGTAATGGCTATCTCAAGTCTTAAGACTGGAGTTATCTCACCTAACAGTTTACTTGCTGGTAATACTGCTTACATTCCACCTTTTTTAATTGATTATTTAATTGTTGCTGGTGGAGGTGGTGCAGCAAATCCTTCGGGTGGAGCCGGTGCAGGCGGTATGAAATCTGATACAGGTTTACT